CCAACGACGGCAAAATTAAAAGCTGCGTCTTCAAACGTATCTTTTATCGCGTCCTCAATTGGCTCATCATCTGGTAGTGGAATATCTGGTAAATCAATCCCTAAATCATCAATCCCTAAGCTTTCTACAGGAGCTACCGGAGCCTCGTCTGGTGTTGCTGGAGCTGGCTCAGGCGCTTCTCCAGCGCTCAGAGAGGCTGGGGGTTCAAACCCCGGTAATGGAGTCGTAGGAGGTTCTTCTTTTTGCGGATAATAGTCTGAAATATTTGTATCACTCATCTTCGTAACCTTCTTCTTCGTCTGAATCGTTCTGTATTCTAGCAGTTATATTTTCTAAAAAACTTTCTCTTGAAATTTCTTCCATTGCCTCTGACCAGTTTTTAATAAAATACTGTAGAGACATTGCATTTAAATCGTCAGATATTCCGCAGTGAACTTGTGGCTTAGCTTTTTCATCAAAGCTAAATAATACATATCCACCATAAGACATTTCACTGATGTCATCAAGAAGATTTTGGGGTATGCTACCGTACTGTACTTCTTTGCTCATCATAATATATTACACCTAGTATTAAATGTCTACGCCAAAAGTATCAAAAATGTACTTTCTGCTCAATTCTGGCAAATCTTCTTTCGTCACTTCTAGAACTTTAAATTCGTTCATTTCTAGCCACTGTATTTTTTTCATATCTCTTTGTATTGATTCTAAATATTTATCTCTGGAATTATTATGGAAAAACTTGTTAAACTCATTGTGCTGTTCACCTTGTACCTCTACTGCTATTTTACGCGTGAAATTAATTAAATCAACTTTCAATCTTGATCCGAAGACAGGAAATTCTTCGTAACAAATGTGACCTGACCAATAATCCTTAAAAAAGCTTTTGACATTAAACTGAATTTTAGACCGACAAGGCTTATCCCAATCAACTTTATATTTTACTACGTTTTTATTTACTAATTTACCGTAAATATTATAAAGCCTCATACCGTCAAGCTGAGAGTCTGCTTTAGCATATCAAACAGATAGTCCTTCACTTCTGGATTATCATCAAGATAATTAGTGAAAGCTTCTTCGCCTTGAATCTTTTCTGGAATAGATAAATTTTTAGACTCCAGCTTTTCGATCAAGGTTTCTGTTACGTTTAGCCAAGCTCCGGCTCTCTTTACAAAGCCCCACTTAAGTAAGGTGTTTAATATTTCATACTCAACCCAAATGCTTTTGCCGCCAGTTCTGCCGTATTTAATTGGGTATTTTACAATAGTCCCAGTCGTTTCGTTGGGAGTTTTGCGGAAAATAACCTCGCACCAGTGACCCTCTGCCGCGTCTTCTTTGGCGGCTTTAGAGTCCTTTATTTGATGCTTTGTGTATCTAGGCTGAAACTCTAATATCCAATCTGAAAAGTGAAGGAGCGCGTTGCCTCCGGATGCGTTTGTGAGCTTCGGATCAGTCTTTTCGTACATGTTGATACTGACTTTGCTCCTAACTTGAGAGATTAAAACGCAAATGTGGCCTCTTGTGCTGATCGGAAGGGCCATTCTTTTTAGGAAGTTAGAGCTTGTAACTGCTCCGCCTGCAACTTTATTTGACTCGTCGTAAGATCTATCAACATCAGCTTTTGAAATCAAAGCGTCCATCGAATCAATTACGAAAAAATATCTTTTCTCAGTGGGATTATCTCTAATCAAATGAGAAATGAAGTCACAAACAGTTTCATAAATATTAGATTTAAAAACAAACCACTTCTCAGGGTCAGTATCAATTCCTGCTCTGGTAATCATATCAGAAGAAAGCCTACCCTCGGCTTTAACGTAGACCACCATAGAGTTCTCTACCTCTTTTTGAAAGTTCCTAGCAAAAGATAGAGAGCAAGAAGTTTTGCCGCCCTCTGAAACTCCGCTTGCACGAATTATCGAGGGTCTAAGTCCTCCCCCCATGTGCATGTCTAGGATTAGACTGCCGCTAGAAACAACATAGTCGGTTTCTGCTTCAAAGTTGTAATGTTCCTCTTTATGCTCCTTGAGGTAACGCTCGATTTGACCCAGTGGGTCTAGCTGATCAGTTTTCTTTTTTGCTGCCATTTCTTAAAAAGTCAAATAATTTATTTTTTTTAGAGGTGATTTTTTTAGCGCCAATCTTGGAGCTAGATAAAGAGTATTTCTCTTTTGGTTTTAAGTCAAGAGAAAATCTTCTGAATTGAGTTAGTAGATACTCTTTGCCTTTTGGCGTAAGAAACCAAACCAAACTATCCATTTTAAAAGGTTTTGGAATGCTCGCCCAAAAAGATTTATCAGGATAAATCTCAATTAGTTTTTTGACAGTGCCTAACTCTCTGCCTCGCGCTAGTTTATCTTTCCATATTTTTTCAGAATTATCTAAAAATTTATGAATTACGAACTGGTAGATTGTTGGTTTTCTTTTTGCCACAGCGACAAATCATTTTCTACCATGCTTTCTACTAGCTTGTCAAACGAAATTTCAGGTTTCCATCCAAGTTCTTCTCTTGCTGGAGTAGAATCTCCATGTAAAAGATCTACCTCTGCTGGCCTGTAAAATTTTTCATTTATTTCAGCAAGGGCTTTATTTTCTTGGAAGAGTCTAAACTTTGCCTCCATGCCTTCGCCGCTCCAGAGGCCGGGAACTCCGGCAGCGTTAAAAGCCTTCTCCACGAAAGATTTTACAGAATGAGTTTCTCCGCTAGAAAGAACATAATCTTTCGGCTCGTCTTGGTTCAGCATAAGCCAGACTCCTCTCATAAAGTCTCTGCTGTCACTCCAGTCTCTTTTCGCGTCAACATTACCTAGCTGCAAAGGCTCAAAGGATTTGCCCGAATCTAAAGCGAACTTTATTTCAGCAACCTTTTTAGTAATTTTTCTAGTTACAAACTCTTCCCCTCTTCTCGTGCCTTCGTGATTAAATAAAATAGAATGAACTGCATACAGGTTATATGATTCTCTATAAACCTTTACCATATGCCTAGCTGCGGCTTTTGATGCTCCATAAGGGCTTCTTGGTTTAACTGGATGTTTTATGTCTTGGGGGCTATAATCAACGTCTCCAAATTCTTCAGATGAGCCTGCGCTATAAAAGCGACAATCTGGCTTAAACTTTCTAATTGCTTCCAAACAACGGATTACTCCTCCAGTATTAACATCTAACACGCTCAAGGGAACATCCCAGCTAACTCCTACGAAAGAATTAGCGCCAAAGTTAATGAAGTAATCTGGTTGTAGAGACTTGACTAAACTATCTATGCTTGCGCTATCAGAAAGGTCTCCGTCTACTAGCTCGAAATTGTCATTGCCACTAAAAGATTTTATGTTTCTATAGTTAGGCGAACCTGACCTGCGCATCATTCCATAAACCCGCAAGTCGCCTTTATTTAAAAGCAGCTCAGCCATATTTGCCCCGTCTTGGCCCAGAATCCCTGTTATCAATACTTTTTTCATAATAAAATTGTACGCTCTCCGTGACCAAATAAAGCTTGATAATCTTTTATAGCTTTGCTTGAAGGAGGAGTTATATTTTTTGGAAGGTCAGAAAATTTAAAAAATTTAACGTCTCTGCTTTCTTCACTCTTTATTATATCAAAAGAAGTAGGATGTGCTAATAAAAGAATATCTATCATCTGTTTGCATGCAGAATCAGTTGGATATTTTCTTATTGTTCCATATTGAGGGTCAGAGATAATTGAAAAAACTTTTACTATATCTATATCTAAATTCGTTTCTTCTTTTACTTCTCTTATAGCACACTGAACAATATTTTCTCCGGGCTCTAGCCTGCCTCCGGGAGTTCCCCAATAATCACCATCGGCTCTATGTTCTAAAAGTATTTCCTGTTCATCTTTTGGAAGTGACGCGGATTTTAAATAGCTCTGAGCGAATTGAGTCTCAGTGGCTGGTAAGATATCATAAACGTCAATACAGCCTTTAATAACTAAGCACCCTATACCAAAAGTGGTAGTAATTTTTAAATCTGAAGGTACAGAGTTGTAAAATGTTAATTCAGCCATATTGGTTTGCCTCCTGAAAAAGTTTGAAGTTTAGATAGCGATACTACTCCTTTTTGACTAACTGCTTGAGTAGCACATTTATTAGCAAATTTTATTGAATCCACAATATCTTTAGTATGTAAGTAATTACAAGCTAAGCCAGCTATAAAAGTGTCACCGGCGCCAGAGACATCTTTAACTTCAATATCTGGGACGGAATAATTTTTATCTTTATAGTCGCAGCCTTTAGGTCCGACTGTTTTAACAAGCTTGTTGAAGTATAGTTTTTTATCAAAAATCTTTTTAGACTTTTCGTACTCTACCTCATTAATTTTTATAAACTTTATATTACGAGCCCAGTCGCCTATAATCTTTTTAGTGTCTAAAAAAGTGTTACTATGAGAGTCTGCAATTTTAGAGATATCTTCTTCGAGTAGAAAACCTTTATCATAGTCAGATATTACAACGCAGCCATATTTTGAAAAATTTATTTTATCAAGATTTACTCTATTGTATTTTTTACTATTATCAAGACGAAGAAACATTTGATTAGTTTTATAATCTACTAATCTAGTCTTAGTGATTTTTTTCCAGTTATAATTCGTTACTATATTGCAATCAACATTTAGAGATTCAATATTTTTAAAAACATTATAA